AAATAATGTGCGTCATTCCGAATGTGAGCTGGCGCATCGGACTAGTCGCGTCTTCCGGTTTAATATCATTGAACAGGTATTCTTCGGGTGTTTTCTGGTTCGCGGTCTTGAATTTATCTCGGAGATATGCGACGAACCCGGCGATGGCGACGATGGCCATAATAACGTAAATGGTGTGTGCTGTGGGAGAGTTCATTTGCGCGACAAACCCGCCCGAGGCGACATCCTGTTCTGCGCCACCCATGCGATTGGTCGAGTCAATCTTGTATACATAGTAAATGACCGCGAGAATCAAAATAACGAACGAAACCGTGAGTAGGATGACCTTGATGAGTTTGCCGATGGCGCTCACTTTGGTTTCGTCGATGCCGACGGGTTCGGATGCCGCGGGGGGTGCTGTTCCAGGGGCAGGCGCCACCGCTGCCACTGCCGCTACGGATGTTACACTTGCTGGAGTAATTGGCTTGTCATCCAACGGGAACATACGAAGGTCCGTCATAGAAGTCCATTTCGTAAAATTGAGTTTATCTAACTCTTCGTTGAATTTTTGTTTAATGGAGTCAACCCCCGACAAAGAACCGATTCCATAAAGAACTGCCTTGAATAATGTTACAATCAACCACGGAACCAAATAGACGGTAGTAAAAAAGAGACGAAGAATGCGCGTCAATTTCCCTTCTTTCGCGAAATCCGGATCGGTGGGTGTACCACCAAGCCCCCCCTCGGGGAGGCCGTGATACCACGCAGGAAGAGAAGCAGTCGCCCAAAGAACGACAAAGCCAATAAACCACCCCCAATTATCGGGAACAATTGGTTTTGTATTATCGCCCTTACGGTCCTGGTCTAGATATTTCCACCACGGGGATAATACGATAAAGAATATCGCGCAGAATCCAACAACCGCCGCAAGAACTTTTTTCCATACGCTGGCATTCGGCTGCGCCGGGTACTGCCACACCTGAATAGACTCGGCAAACTTTAAGATGGAATCAAGCCCACCAACATTGAGTTCTTTCACGATTGGAAGTAATAGGATTCCACATAACAAGAGACCGACAATCAAAACAATGAAAAAGGTGTCTAATAACTCTTTCACGCGGGGGAACATATCACCGGTAAAGGTCCCCGCAATCCACGCACTTGTCCGTGGGTCAGTTGTAATATTCGTAAAAAGAATAGAGACCCACATCACAATCAAGATAATGGATAAGAAGGGGATGATGGAGAACCATTTGGAGAAACGGACGAACATTTCGTTGAAATTGTTGGGGGCGGTGGGCAAGTCGGCGGGGACTTTCTTGGATAAGATTGCGTCCCAATCACTTGACAACATTTTGTCTTCTTTCACCTTCGGTTTGTATTCGGCTTCCAATTCGGTTGTGACAGCACCAACCGGTAGGTCACATTTCCCCGCAAACACATACATAAACGCGTCCTTTACACCAAACTCGTGCGGTATATACCCGCAATCCGCCATTTTCAACCGAACATTATAGAACATTAGTATCATAACCGCAATAACGATTGACAGTGTGTAAAATACGCCCATTAGCACGTGGTTCGGAGTCTGGATTTTTTCATTGAGTCGTCTTTCCATTTCCTCCTCCACCGCAGTCGCACCAAGCGACTGACCTGCCGGTGCCTTTTTCTGTAAATCTTTGGTGACTTCCGCCTTTAATTGTTGATAATAAGGGTCTTTTGAATCTTTTAAATTCTCCTTGGGTGGCGTCTTTGTTTCAGTCACAACATACCCAATGGATACACTAATGAACACCAGAAATGCTGCTAGCAATAGCCCGAACGCGCCTTTATAAATGCTAGTTGTGGAAACAGAAAACAACCCCAACAATAAGAGTAAAAACATAAACCCGAGAATAATGTAGACAATTCCGTGGACGAGGAATGGTTTGTTTTCAAATGAACCGATTTCCGCAGTATTGTCGGAACCAAATCCAGGGCCTCTCTGGCTTTTGGAAACAAAGACAGGGCCCAATATCCATAATACCGCAATTATAATGCCCGTCGCTATTTTTGACGTATTGGCATTCGTATTCGTATTGAAATTTTTCCATATGAAATACCCGACCACTGCCAAACCGATGATTTGTAAAATGACACCTACACTTAACATTGTATTTGCGCCACTAGTCGCGAGGTCTTGTCTGATTTTCGCCTTGTCGTCATCCCCGATTTCTGGATTGGCGGTTTTGTCTGCGATTTCTTTACCGCGAACCACCATTGGAATACCGACGACAATACAGGCAATGATTCCGCCGATGATACCGTTGGTTGAAAATCTATTATTAACGAAGTCGTATACTCGGCCACTACTAGCAAATCCTTTTACAGCCGCCGCAATGAAAAGAATAAACACGATAACCAGTAGTGTGCCGCCAATCCCCATTAACGCCTGTGATGGGTCATAGGATGACGCTAATCGTGAAGCACCCAAACTACCGAAACCGAAACCAATGCCAACTAGTATTGCGATTATCGTAATAATTATGGGGGCTGTCCCCATTGCGGGTGCTCCTGCTGGAGATGGCGGAAACAATGACGCACCGTTAGTTTTAGCGGTAAGAAACCGATACGGATTCAAAAAATTGACAAACCCGGCAAATAGACATACGATGAGTAGTGTCGTAAATACCGCCCAATTATTTGCCATAAGGTCCCACGAAACAAATCCTATTAGCAAAATAACCGACAATACAATAACCGGAAGATAGTTTAATAGTGTTTTTATGTGTAATGATTCTTCTAACGGCGCTGTCGGCGGTGCCGGTGACGCCGGATTCATATCTTTTGTAATATTATAATTATAACGACACCCAGTTATAATTATAAGATATATTAATGCGGCCTTCGCATCGCGTTTCTACAAGAACGACATCGCCGTCTTTTTTCCGTGGCAATCCCGACATAAAGCGACTAAATTATCCACGTGGTTGGACCCGCCGTGTTCTAAAGCAATGACATGGTCTACTTCAAACCACGCGGGCAATTGACGCTGGCAGTCTCCGCATTTCCACCCCTGTTGTGCCGCGACATACTTCTTCTTGGTTTCGCTCACACTGCGCTTGCTAGAATTTTTACCGGAGTTCAGGATACGGCGTTCAGCCGGGGTTCCGCCGGGGGTTCCGCCCCCCAACGACGGAGTTGTTCCCATCGCGCTACTCATCGCGCGGCCAATCGCACTGCCACTACTCGCACCGCCACTCGCACCGCCCATCGCACCGTCGTCGTTCGGGGGCGAAACCCTGGTCATATCAAAAAACGGTGTTATCATATCCGCGGTGCCCTTGCTTATCGGCATATACTTAATAATATCATTTGCGTGATACATCAACTGCCTAGAGTTTTCCGGATTACGGCGCAAAAACAAGAAGAGCGAGAGACCCGCGAACGCAAACATCGCCATCTTCATCCACTTTTGATTGCTCTGAAACATTTTCATCAGGTGACCGTCATAGTATGTGTTTACAATAAGGAATGCTGCGACAATAAAAACGATATACTCGGCTTTTACCATTGTGTGTTATATATAGCAGCGAATAATATCAACGGCATAACCCGCTTCACCGCCTTCACCGATTATGGTCCGCTTGCCCGACAACGGCATATTCGTCTTCACCGTCACCGATTATGATAATAATACGCCGCATATCCCAACCCCGCCATCACCAGTAGATACACCAGTCTCTCCCGGTATTTCAGCTCCTCCAGGATTTGTATCGGTTTCGGGCGATAGTGTAAATAATATCTCTCAAGCGCATCGTGTAGCGACATCTCGTCCTTCATAAGGAGCACATTATACCGATTATGGATGAAATGGACCCACTTGATAAACGAATCGCGGCTATCTAAATAAGGCGTAATCGGGTATTTATCCAACATCCGCGCAAACTCCGACGACATTTCGGGGTCCGGAATCAGCATCGGGAAATTCTGGATGAAGTCGTAGTATTTCTTACGCGTGACATCATTGACGTGGTCGGGGTAATTCACCGCCGCAGTCATTAAAACGAACCAGTATTGCGGACCCCATATCCTCGCGTCTAATTTTAGCATTATTACAATGAAATGACATAAAAACAATAACAGAAATACGATAAGCGTATTGTAATGGAACCTGAAATCCAAATGCCGGTGGTTATGGCAGCCAAAGAACATGAGGCCGAGACCGAGGTAAAACTAAATAATCCTAAATCAGCACTATCATATTTGGAAATTAGCCAAATACGGAATCATAACCACGCGCCGGTAGCAGCATCCGCCGCGTCCGTATCCGCGTCCGCAGCATCCGCAGCATCCGCAGCATCCGCAGATAAGTATTTCTGTAATAACTGTAACCGAAACAATCACGTGTATAACAACTGCCGCGCCCCCATAACAAGTATCGGCGTCATCGCATTCCGGTGTGGTGAAAGCGGCCCCGAGTTCCTTATGATACGCCGCCGTGATTCATTCGGGTTCGTGGATTTCATTCGTGGCAAATATTCGCTCAATGACGAAGCGTATATCCAGCGCATCATCGACGAAATGACGATGTCCGAGAAGGCGAACCTGATGCGGCTTACGTTCGACCAGTTATGGCGTCTGTTATGGGGCGAGTATACGCGCGGGAGCCAATATAAAAATGAAGAGCATGTATCGTTTGAGAAGTATCGCCAGGTGCTGGGGGGGATACGGACAAAGGATGGGCGCGTGAAAAACCTCCAACAGTTCATCGATGACTCCACGACACGATGGACCGAGACAGAGTGGGGGTTTCCGAAGGGCAGACGGAACTATAATGAGAAGGACCTGCCATGCGCATTGAGAGAGTGTCTGGAAGAGACGGGATATGACATCACCGCCGACAATGTCATACAGAATATCGCGCCATTTGAAGAAATCTTTATGGGGTCAGATATGAAGTGTTATAAACAGAAGTATTTCCTCGCGATGGTGGATTTAGATAAGAAACCGAAAAAGGCGCACGACATTATGGAGGTGGGTCTTATGAAATGGATGTCGTTTGAAGAGTGTATTCACGCAGTGCGACCTTACAATTTAGAAAAAATCGGGATTGTGCGTAAAATCAATAACATATTGTCCCGCTATAGAATATTTTGAGATTTATCGTTCCCTTTTATTTCGTGTAGATATATAAAGGAACACGGGGTATTATTATAATACATAATACATACCTAGAAATGGAAGAAGAACAAGAAAATGTGCCAATGGAATTGTCGGTAGCGTCGGTTGCGAGTGCGGCGCTTGCGGTGATGCCTGGGCCGGATGAGAAAAAGACTGCGCGCACGATAAAGCCCAAGCCGAAGTCGAAAGCCAGCGCCGCCGCCGCTGCCGCCGTCGTGACCCCCCGAGAGAATATCGAAAGAATGAAACGTGACCTTGAAGAAGGGCGCAGACGATTGTCGCCCGAAGAAATCAACAACCCATTTAGTAAGGAGTTCAACAAGCTGCTTTTAAAAAAAGAACTGCTCGAACGAGAGATGACGCTACATGACATCGGAATATTGCCGGGAGACGAAGGCGAACCAGGCAATCATGACATCGGAATATTGCCGGGAGACGAAGGCGAACCAGGCAATCCGGGCGCCGCCGACGGCCTCTACCCCACCCTAAATGACCCCAATTTTAATACCAAAATCGCCCTTCGAAAAGAGTTCTTTGATACCAAGATGGATGTAGACAATACAAAAAGCGTGGAAGAGGAGGCCGAGATTCTCTGTAACGCCCAGATAGAGCTCGCGCCCAACCAGCAATTCGTCCGCAATTTTCTCTCGGTAGAGACACCGTATAATAGTTTGTTGTTATACCACGGACTCGGGACAGGAAAGACATGTTCGGCGATTAGCGTGGCGGAGGAAATGCGCGATTATATGAAACAGATGGGGATTACCCAGCAAATCATCGTGATTGCGTCGCCCAACGTCCAAGAGAATTTCCGGCTCCAGCTCTTTGACGAACGCGAACTCCGAGAGATTGAGCCGGGGGTATGGAATATTCGAGCGTGTACGGGGAATAAATTCATTAAAGAAATCAACCCGATGAATATGAAGGGGCTGACGCGTGACAATATCATCAAACAAATCCGGCGCTTGATTTCGTCGCATTATTCGTTTTTCGGGTATAATGAATTCGCGAATTATGCGCGGACACACGCATCAAGTGTGGGGGTTTCGCAGGATGACGCGGTGATACAGGAAGTGAGGCGCAAAGGCGCAAA